CAAAGGGAGAAAAAGAAGTACCATGAAAGAACTAATTCAAAAATGGATGGACAAACCACCGATGACAGCGGACGAGATTGAGATCAGAACTTGGTCTTTTGTTGTTCGTTCAATCACAGTGATGGTGTTGGTTATTGCCTTTGGTGTCTTGTGGCTCATTGGCTTTGAAGAGCAAACAGGTGACTTGGCCCCTATTGATGCTGTGTTCCTTGAGATCCTCAAAGCTATTGCCTTCATGGGCGTAGGCGCTATGGGTGCTATCTCTGGTCGTAAGGGTGCAAACCCACCTGCTGACAAGCCTCAAGATGGACAGCCTTCTTAATATCCTCAAGGGGGCTGCTCCAGCCCTTGCAACAGCCGTAGGAGGCCCTCTAGGGGGCATGGCTGTCAAAGCTATAGCTGATAAGTTAGGTGTCCCTGCTTCAGTCTCTGAGGTCACTAAGGCCCTTGAGTCTAACCCTGAACTTGCTCTGAAGCTCAAGGAAATAGACACCAAGGCCTTCGAGGTTGAACAGCAGAACGTCACTGATCGCTGGAAGGCTGATATGGCCTCAGATAGCTGGTTGTCTAAGAACATTAGACCTATGACCTTAGTTGCTATCTTGGGTGCTTATTTCTTGTTTGCAATGATGTCAGCATTTAACGTCAATGTGAACGAGTCCTACGTTAAATTGTTAGGTGAATGGGGACAGCTGATTATGTTGGCCTACTTCGGTGGTCGTACAGCTGAGAAAATTATGGGAGATAAAAAGAAATGAACTTAAGCGAACACTTTACACTAGAGGAAGCTACTTACTCTGAGACAGCTATCCGTAACGGTATTGATAACCAACCTTCTACCCTCCAACTGGAGAACATGAAGACAGCAGCAGCTAAGTTGGAACAACTACGTGCCCTCACAGGCCCTTTGAAGATTAACTCTTGGTTACGTCTACCAGCTGTTAATATCGCTGTTGGAGGCTCTGCTAAGTCCTCTCACATGGATGGATGGGCTATTGATGTCTCCAGCTCCAAGTTAACGCCTTACCAACTGTGCATGGAAGTCAAGAAGGCAGGTATCAAGTTTGATCAGATGATCCATGAGTTTGGTCGTTGGATGCACATCAGCTTTGACCCTGCTATGCGACAACAAGAGCTTACTATCTTCAAGCCAGATAACAAATACAAACCCGGTATCCTGACTGAAGAAGAGTATAAAAAGGCTTAAGAAGCCCACATACAAGAAAGGCCCTCAAAAGGGGCCTTTTTTTATTCCTGCTCTACTGGAAAGAAGACTATTGATATTGTGATAAATCCTAGATGAAGAAGAATTGCATTTGTGAAGTGAAACTCATCGTCATCCATCTCTATCACAGCCATGTCAGTGTGAGCTAATCCAAAGACTAGGCCACCTGACCAATCGAAGTTAACTACCATGTCACCAGTGCCTCCAAGTGTTAGCAATAATGTGAAAGCAGGTGACCATTTCGATCACCCGCATAGCTATCATTATCTTAGAAGGCAATTTCACATGCACCTGATACACACGCAAGCATTTGAGCACCTTCCACATTGTCTGTGTTCTCGCTCATGTCTTCCCAGTTAATGCTTTGTGGCATCTCCATAACCAGCGTATTGTACGTTGCTTCGTCGATAGCCTCATAGGGAGCCTGTCGATACGTACCGCCATCCATAGGCAAGAACGATACACCAGTGACTTCATCAAAATGCTCCCATGTCCATGCCCCTACAGCGGGCCACTCATTCTCAGTCACAGAAATTGTCACTGAAGGCTTATGTTCACACCAGTGGCGTTGAAACACTAACCACAGCTTCAAATGCTCAATAGCGGAAAGATCTTCCCTCAACACTGCGCCTTTCTCAACCTTCATTGGGAAAGAAAACACTGTCGTAGAGTCAGGCTTCATAACGCAAGGCTCAGACGGAAACCCTGAGTTCTTCAGGAAGTTAGTCAGAGGATCCTTATTATCGCTCCGGACTCGACGGATGAAGTATTGGCTGTGTTGTGGATGAATCCCACTTGCAGTGCCTGTAAGCTGACTAACTGTTCCTTCAGGTTTGACACACGTAATAGCAGCACTAACAGGAATACCGAGTTCACCAGCGAGAGCAGAATTAGTAGAGATAGCAACGTCACGCAAAGCCTCCAAGCGTTTAGGTAAGTCAAGGTCATTAGCTGAGTTCAACAACGGGTTATCCAAGATACCTGTCATTGAGACACCCAACAAACGCTCATCCTCTGTGTTTGTCTGCCAAATCTTCCGCAAGTAAGGGAAGTTGGTCATCGTCGATTGGAAGGTTCCCAAGATTGTCGCAATAGCGACTTTTTCTTTAAGAGACTCCACATCATCATCCGCACGAACAATAACTGAAGAGAGGTTGCAGAATTGGTAAGGACGGAGGATAATTTCACTACAAGGGTTAGTGCCCCATTCTTTATCGAGTACACGACGACCATTCTTAGCCGCCTGAAGTTCCGAAGCATAGCGGTTAAAGATGCCACGCTCTCCCGAATGACTTTCATAGATATTGCTCCATTCACGCATAAACTGACCTACATCAGGCTTAACCTCATACACAGCTGAGTTATTAGCCAATGCTCGTTGTCCCTGACCATCCCACCAATTACCTGCCTTAGCGTGAGCCATACGATCATCACCCAAATCAGACAGAGAGATCATAGCTGATCGTCGTACTCCACCCACGACAACAACCTCTCCGATCTTACAGAGTAGGTCATGGGCTTCCAAAGAGGTAAGCTTACGCCCTTGAGCACCCTTAAACTTACCCACCGAATACTTAAAAAGTTCAACCAGAGGTTCTGGCCCCGAAGCTCGACCACCAAAGGTCTTGAGTCGTGTGCCAGCAGCTCGGACAGCTGATACGTCCCATTTAGGCACTTCACCTGCCCATAGCAAGGCCAACACTTGACGGAGAGCCTTTGCCCATCCCTCTTTGGAGTCTTTAACGTGAACCACAGTATTAGACTCATACAGCTTTTCAGGAATCTCAGGTAATTTATTGACATACTTCTGCTCCACGCTAAAGCCTACACCTGTACCGCACAGGAGGATATACATTGCCTCATCGAAGGCTTTGGGGTCATCAATAGGGAGGTATGAGCAGTTGTAGCCAGCGATGTTCTGACGCTCTAGAGCCTCTCCAGCGGTCATGATTGAGCGCATCGACGGCATAACGTCTAGGTTAGCCACAGCAGTCTCTAGACGGGTACGAAGCTCTGGTGTCAAGGTGTAGTCATTGTTCTTCTTTAGGTGTTTCTCCATGAAGTCAAAGTAACGAGCTACTGTCTCATTCCAGTGCTCTCGACGGCCCTTGTCATCCAAATAACGGCTGTAGCGTGACTTGGCGATGTAGGTCTGATATGGTGTCATTTTCATTTTAGTTGTTCTCTTTATCTAGTTGTTGAATGTACAAAAGGCAACATACTGCATGTGCCAGATGAGAAAGCCCCGTCTCACTGTCGGCAGGGGATTCCAGCTTGTAGGCTACGATATGGCGCATTGCAGCATTCCAATACCGTTCCTCAGCCTGATCCACGTACTTCCAGTTGTCAGGGGCGTACTTTTTGGCCCCAAATTCTAACACTTTTACTACGTCTTGTAAAGCCCCTAGAGGCAATAAACTCCAACGAAGTTTATCATTGTCATACTTTTTACCTACAGTTTCTGGTTTCTCAGGTAGTTTCAGGGCAGCCATGTAGTCATCAATCTCTTTAACTGTTGGTTTCATCAGATGAGTACTTTCGTTGTAATCTTGCATTGTAAGCTTCTTCTGCAGTATTGTGCAATCCACAGTAGGTTTTCTTATAGTTTTTCCAAAAATAAGATTCATACTTACCAGCTGCTTTGTTATAACTAACACCTTTAAAACCTGTTTTGTTTGTTTTAAAGATTCTAGCTTTCTCGATGTTTACTTTTTGATCGCATCCCTGTAAGTTTTCAATACAGTTATTGTGAACATCTCCATCAACATGGTCTACAACTTTAGGAAAATAACCACGATGGAAAAAGAAAACTAAACGATGTAACAAATATTGTTTACCGTTTATAGAAATTCGTCGATAACCTCTTGGCGTAGGTAACGACCAATCCTTTAAATTCTTTTTCTCTAAGATACGTCCTAAATAAATGTCGTAAACATACTCAGCTTTTAGTTTTTCTAAGAGTGCTTTCTCGCATGATTCCACCATACTTTTCTCCTAAATATTCGATTGAAAGAAAAAGCTCGTCAAAGTGTCCGTCATCTACTTCGTTCATTACGAGCAAACCACGCCAATGTCTGTTGGAGAGCTGATCCATGTAAGACTCATCGTGAAGGTAATAACTACCAACAACGATAGCAGTGATAGGCTTCCCGTCAGCACGCTTCCCATAAGCAACCTGTTTTCCTTGTTGGTGTCCAGCCACGCAAGACATATGAAGCTTAGAGATAATAGCAGCAGGGGAGGCAGCAGGTCTGCCCATAGCCCCAACAGGCCAATAATGATTGAAGCCAACGCCATTGATGAATACTGGATGGAGAAAAGGATGTACTTCCCAATCTTTGTCATACTCTAAGTCCTCAACTGTGATTAAACCCTCAAGCATAGGATTGTTGTTTACAGCCCTATCAATACGGTTCTCGTGGTTACCTAAGGTCAATACCATACGAGGCTTGTACACCTTGTGTTTAGACTCTTTCTGAGCCTTCTGGAGGTCTTTAAGAGGCTGTAGAAGCTTCTTCATAGCCTCTTTAACAGCCTCTACGTCCTTCTGGTAGCGTAAGCCCTCAAAGTACTTAGAACCCTTGATGTCGTGGCTAGAGAGGCTTGGCATGTCAGCAAAGTCCCCTATGTTAACCACTACATCAGGTTTGTACTCCACGATTGCTTTGCCAGCCCAAGTGAGGTGATCCGTTGGGATACCTTCTTTGATCTGAGCATCAGGAATAACTAGGATCCTCATCTTAGCTGACTTCCTTAGAGAACATCTGTTTAGCTAAGTCAGGATCACCATGGCTGTCTTCAGCTTCAATCATAAACTCATGGACATTAAAGAACACTTTGTTTTTGATTTCGTAGCCGTAGTGAGATTCTAAGACCTTAGCCATCTCCCAAATGATGTCATGCCAACTAGCACCATCTGTCCACATCATACGGACTGTGTGCTCATTTGAAGGGTAGTGAGCCACAGCTGGTGTGCTGATCTGGAAGTAAATACTTGTTAAAGGTTCTTCGTACGAATTATCAAATTCCGTCATTGTCTTGTCCTTCATGTTAACTTTGAGAAAATAGTCTTCTAATGGCTTATAGGTCATTGAAGTCTCCATCTATCGGGTGGTAGACAGCATGTTCTGTCTCGTAGATTCCGTTAGGATACTCTCTTACCACCTTCGTTGTTGTTACCAATCTACAGCCTAAGCGAGGATGATCCACGACATAGAGCTTTAGACAACCATCCATCCAATCAGGCTTGAAAGGTGGAGGCTTATAGTGTACCACTATCTTGCCCATCTGTGTCTGTGTCCTCATCAGCTGGTGGAGCCACGTACTTCTTACCTTCCTCAATACCTCGTTTGAGTCCTGTAATAATACCTAAGCAAAGCAGGGCTTCCTTCTCTTCAGTACTCATGTCAAAAGAGAAGTCTGCACTACCGTCAGGGTTCTCACGAATCAATTTTACTTCCATCTGATACTCTCTTTCTTCGTTCTTTGATCCAATGTACAGGCACTTCTTTGTCTGCATACTGGAAACCATTCTTAATACACCAATCAGCGTAGCTTGTTCTTGATGCCTTATTTAGCTTCTGCTTACTGTTAGAGAACACAAAGCGAATGTCTAAATGAGGGTGTTGTCTCTTGATCAAGATGTGCTTCTTACGATCAGCGATTAAGAACCTACCTTTTGTTTCAATGATGATACCGTTCTCTAGCACAATATCAGGTGTGTACTGCCTTTCCGTCGAGGGCTGTAGATAACGTATCTTTAACTTTTCGTATTCATATTCTACTCCAAGTTGTGTAAGAGCGTTACAGACATCCTCTTCAAGTCCAGAGCGATACCCGTTTTTGATGGCGTGTGCTCGTTTGCTACTTGTTACTTTTCTAGTTACCATTTTTCGCTTCCGTCATCTTTATCTTCTTCATCCCATTCAATCTCCTCGGTTACATATTTAACTTTAAGTTTTTCATACTCAAAGTTAACACCTAAGTCTGTTAACTGTTTAGCCACACTATATTCTAGCATTGATCGGAAACCTAGACTACGTGCCAAAGCAAACTTGTTTTTAGGATTTGCAATTGGATTATCTAAGAAGTCAATATGTCCATGCTCCTTGAGATGTCTCCATTCGTTTGTTAGCCTTTTCTGTTTCTCAACATACTCAGGATGCTTATCCTTATACCGTTTCTTTTCAGCAGCAGCACGACAACGCTGACTACAGTATTTTGCGTCTGATCGTCGTGAATCAGGAATAACGTCTCCACACTTGATGCAGTTAGTTGTTTCTTTCTTTCGACGACCTTTCACAATTAACTCCAATCCTGTGTCTTAGCAAACTGGTGGAGGAAGACAGCAAAAGCGTCTACGTAGACCTCGTCATGACTCATCTGGCCCATTGTGAACAAGATAGCATGTACTAGCTCATGGTAGAACGTCTGAATCGTTGTCTGTTCACTCATACCGCTACGAAGTGTGATCTGTTGGGCGTGACAGTCACTCTTACCTAGCTCAGTCAGTCCTCAGAGAACTTTACTGTCCACTCGAAGCCTCCGAGTTCAAAATAGGTGGGAACCACACTTGTTGAGGACTTCTTCTTAACCATAATAATCTCCCGTTTTCTGTAACACGTTCAACATCACCATCATACGCTTTAAGACAAGCATCGTATAACTCCTGTTCTGTCTTACATTCAGCTAAGATCTTTGCAGCCTTAACTGGGCCTATGCCTTTCAAGCCAACAATGTTGTCAGTACGATCCCCTGTGAGAATCTGAGTGTAAAAGCTACGAAGACCTTGCTCTTCTGTAACGTAATACTCTTCCTTCTTAACGAAGTTGTAGTGCCAACCTGCAACCTGATCTAGGTCTTTGTCAATGGAGACAATCCAGCCCCCATTCGTAGTTGCTTCGATAGCCACTGCATCATCAGCTTCCTGTCCCTCAACCAGTTCTGCACCAAGGCGCTGGAGATGGTGTCTGATAGCTTCGTAATGTACTGGCCTCTTAGCATCTTTACGATTCCCTTTGTAAGGCTCAGTAACAGCAATCTCATTCCTGAAGTTACCTCTTCCAGTGATGTACGCTTTGTAGTCATCACACTTGAGTTCTTGGTAAACAATGTCATGAATAAGATCAGTTACACGAGCCAAACAAAGTTTCTCTTCGACATCCTCTGAGGCAAACCCTACACGATAGACTAAAATGTCACCGTCTATGAGTGCCACAGAGGGTTTACTGTCTTTAGAGTGCTGCGTCTTCTGTTGACTCTGGGACATAGGTGACCACTTGCGTGACCATCAAGTTCTTCAGTGAGGGAGCGTTACCGTGCATCTTGCTCATCTTGTGAGTGTAAGCGCTAACCACTGCTACCACCTTGGAACCATTGCCCAAGTCTTCAACAGGGATCTCAGTCAGTTTGTCATCAGCAGGTTTGAAAGCATACTTAGACTTACAGACAATGAAGTTACCCATTGACTCTTTGTTCTTGACCTTGATACCCAAAGATGTCAACTTAGCTGCATCATCGCTAGAGATGTTACCGATGGTACATTCGTACTTGTCGTTAGCTTCGTTGAACTTTGTATTCAACTGGTTCATCCACTTAGTCCAGAACAGTTCGCCTTGGATCTTTACTGGTTTCAAATCTGACATGATTTATTTTCCTTCATTAGGTTGGTTAACGTTTTGCTGGCTTTCAAATTGTCCAGCTACTTTCTGCACGAGTACGAAAGCGCCTGTCTTAGTTGGCAGCTCCCCTAGTACTTGTAACAAGAATTGAATTTCATTTGGTTCGAGATCGAGTGTCATTTACTTCCTTTCGTCATTGCAGGTATTTCCCTTCAAGTTTTGCAAGTCCAGTTGCTTCAGCTTCAATGTATTCTATGGCAGCAACCAATACCAAGTATACATCTAAAATATCCATTGTGTCTGTGTGGTGGATTATAAATGAATCATCGCTAATGTTTAGCAAGATCTGTTGTTTTATTGCATCAGTTTTTGTGAGCTTCGACATATTCAGCAGCCTTTCTTAATACTTCTGTGTTATCTTGGAATAGGCCAAGTGCTCGATTACAGTTATGACATAGCAGTCTTCGTACTTTGCCTGTACTGTGATCGTGATCCACTACAAGTTTTTCATTGTGGTTGTTTTTACCAATCAAAAAACCATCAGAACCGCACAAATAGCACTTGTTGTCTTGATCTTCTTTCATTTGCTGAAGCACCAAGTCATCAATACCATAGTTTCTTTTGTAGTAAGCGTTCTTTCCTTTGCACTCAGGTGAGCAATAAACGTTACAAGGATTTGTAGGAGTAAACACCTGTTTGCAAGTCTTACATTCTTTATCCTTGAAATACCCGTTAGGATACTTAGTGACAATCATACCAGTTGGCCCCTATTTTGTATTCAGCCCCTACGGGACATCTAAACTTCAAGATCTCTCCAGCTTCTTTAGCTGATTCTACCACAATTTTTCCAAGTTCTTCTGCATGATGTGGTGCTGTTTCAAATTGAACTTCGTCATGTACCCACGCAAGGAGCTTGTATGGGATTTTGGCCCCATCGAGTTTTTTAGAAAGACAGACAAGCCATTGTTTAGCGATAATGGCTCCAGCTGATTGTAGGAGAGTATTGAGAGCGCTGTGTTCCGACCTGACATAAAGTTTACGTCCATCAAGACCCGGTAGCCAGCCTTTTTCAGCATATTTAGCAATTTTGTCTTGAAGAACGGCATAGGCTGGCACTGACCGTTTAAAGCTAGCAATAATGGAACGCCCTTTTGCTTCTGAAGCACCAATAATTGACCCGACTTTGGCAGGCGATGCACCATACAACGTGGCATATAAAATTGTCTTTGCATCGTTTCGTGAATTAACACCAAACGCCTGCTGATTTCTTGTGTGGACATCACCATACACTACTTCCTTTATGTAATCTGCATCATTGAGATAATGGGCAAAGCACCTAAGTTCAATACCCGACAAGTCAACACCCACCTGAACCATTCCTTCTTCAACAGTCCAGCACTGTCTACATTCCTTACCGTATGGGCTACCTGAGTTAGGTATTTGTGCCATATTAGGTTTGGAGTGTGTAGCCCTGCCTGTAACAGCACCATTGGTAATTACCTTACCGTGAACCCTACCGTCCTTACCTACTGCATCCATCCAAGACTCTACCTGTGCTACACGTTTCTGAAGCATGAGGTATTCAGCAATCAGTTTAGCCTCTGGAAAGTTAGCACCTGCTAAAGTTCCTTCGTCCACCACGGGCTGATTAGTGGGTGTAAACTTCTTAGGCTTCCACCCTAGCTCAATCAGCTTTTCACCGATCTGTTGTCTACTTGCTGGATTAAAGGTAATTGTCTCGTCCTTAAGTCTTTTTCCTGTCTTCTCGGAATATCGTTCCTTGGTGACGGGAGGCCATCGCTCCTGCATTCGCTCATAGATTTCTCCCATCTTTCCTTTGAGGTCAGCAAGTAAGCAAGTTGCGTGTACGACATCCAGTTTGAATCCATTTCGTTCCTGTCTAGCAATGATAGCTGCTACTTGGTGTTCAAGGGTAACAGACTCTTGAGAAAATCCCTTAGATTCGAGATCACCACAAAGATGATTAAAAACATCCCGTAGAACAGCAACATCACGAATGCAATAATGCTCAAGAAGGTCAGGGATAGGTTTATCAAAAGCCTCACCACTGTATTCCTCACGTCTACCCATGATCCAAGACCAAACTGCAACATAATCAAGTTTCCCCTTTCCTAAGACGTTTCCCCATGCTTCTAGGCTGTGCCCGTGTTCCTTCGTCGGCTCTAGAAGCCTTGACACTACGAGAGTATCGTAAGCCTGTTTCAACCCAATCTTCGTCCCCCATAGCCTGTTCAAGATCGGGAAGTCGAAGCCTATTCCGTTGTGGGCTGCTATCAATGTAGCGTCCTTTAAGTAGTCCCATAGGCCGTTTGGAGCTTTCCATACCCTTACTTCCCCTGTGTCAATGTCCTGAGTTACGCACAAATGGATCGTATCGTGTGCCAAGTTCGTCTCTATGTCGAGAGCAATTCTCATGTTCTACCTTTAGTTTTTCGTAGGAGTCAATCAGGATCTGATACTTGTCTTGTAGCTCGTAGAACTTAGTCTCCAAGTCCATAAGCCTACCAACCAATCGTTCGTAGTTGTCAATCATTTATCCACCTCAATAATAGGCTTCATACTGATATGTTCTCTATACCACTTCACAGCGGCTAGCCAAGCAGCAGATACATCAGGCTGACCAATCCAAGGCTCATAGTCTAAACCATAATCCTCAGCCCACTTAAGGTAAGCCTCTTGTGTCTCTTTATCCCACATGTCATTAATGTCGTGTTCGTTAATCATTCCACCATACCTCCTCTTCGTAGGTTACTAATTCAGCTTGAACGTCCATAATCTTACCTAGAAGTTTAGCTACTTCTAAGTTGCCTTCAATATAAGCAATACGCTCTTGTTCTTCCAATGTCAAGTTACTAATGTTTATCATTTGATTTTCTCCAAAGAATTTAACCATAGTTCAAACTTCTTGTCAATGTTAGATGGTTTAGCCCTGTGTGTCCTTTTCTTAGGTTTCTTAGGCACATAAACAGGTTTCACGTACACTGTAGGCCACACAAGCTCTTCAGCAGTATACCACGGTGCGTTAGGTGCAAGTGTTGTTTTAATGGTCATTTTAAATTTAGGAACAAGCCTACCTGTGCAATGGAATACCCTAGCCATATAGCCATGTTAGAGTACTCCCCTTTTAAGCCTTGTAGCACCCCTACAACAGCGTAGCCTATGCCTGTGCTACCTACGATCATCATTTCAATCATAGCTCCTCCATCACAGTCTCGTACATTCTACCTGTATCCAAGTCATACTTCAAGTTACAAGCTGGCCCTGTGAGACCGTTATAACGATTCTTAGCAACTGCTACCTTGGTGGTGTGTCTTACACTAGCATCGGGACTCATTGAGTTACGTTCCAAGGTAATGACTGCATCAGACAACTGAGCGATAGCGCCTGAGCCACGTAGCTGAGACAACGATACTGCCTGTCCATCCTCGTGACCCTTGTCAGTGTTAGGTCGTTTGAGGTGAGATACACAGATAAGGGTAATCTCTAGCTCTTGAACCAGAGTACGAAGCTTAGTCATCAAGACATCAATGCTCTTGCGCTCATCTCCCCCATCCATACCAGAGATAATAAGGCTAATGTGATCAAGAAAAATGACCCTGCAATCACAGGCTTTGGCCATGTATCGGATACGATTAAGTACGTTATCGATAGCAAGGGAACCAAAATGATCAAAAAGATAAATACGATCAGTACCAAGAGTAGCGTTGAAAGCATCTTTTAATTCCTCTTCTGAGACAGGAGTATCTGGTAAATGCAACTTCTTATTTGCGTGGAGAGACATAATACTTCTTGCAGTCTTTCTAACGGATTCTTCGAGAAACATTCCTCCGATGTTCCATTTAGTTGTGTTAAGAATGTTGAACAAGATCTCTCGAAGGAATTGAGACTTTCCAAGGCCTGATCCAGCGGTGACAGTAATGAGTTCCGACTGTCTAAGGCCATAGAGGAGGTCGTTGAGTCCTTTGAATGGATAGAAAGCCTCAGCTGCTGGCTCCGGAGTGTTGACTGTTGACCATAGGGAAGACGCTGCCACAATTCCATCGGGCACGTAAGTTTCAGCTCTCCACCACTGATTAACAAATTCAGTTGTTCGTCCGTTACTGAGATAGTCGCAAGCATCTTTACAATCCTTTAAGTGTTTAACAATCTTAACCTTTGAGCCAAAGAGTTCAGCTACCTCGTTGGAAGCCTTAATCCCAGCATCATCTGCGTCGAAACAGAGCACAATCGCCTCAAAGCTATCTAGGTATTCATAGTTAGCTTTACAGTCCTTCAAGGCTGCGCTAGCCCCGTTCCTGATAGACACAACAGGCCACTTAGATCCTGTCATCTGGTAAGCCGCTAGAGCATCTAGTTCACCCTCACAGATAGTGATGTACTTACCACCCTTCTGATACAGGTGCTGACCGAACAAGGCAGCCTGTGACCACTGACCCTCTACTGAGAAGCTCTTATTCTCAACATTGCGTACCTTCTGAGCTACTTCCTTACCATCACTGTCAAAGTAAGGGTAGAAGTGTCTTGTAGCGTCCTGTCGCACCCCGTAGGCATCACAGGTAGCTTGTAGGATACCTCGCTCAGGGATTGCTTTGATTTCACCCTTGTGTGTGTTGTAATTCATAACTTTGACTTCCGATGATTTGTGTGGTTTTGTAGGCGTTTCTACATAGCCATGTTCTACAACAAGATTGCTGTAAGTGTGACATACATGGCAGTAGGTGTGCCCATCGTCATAGAGAGCGTTCCCATCGCTAGAGCCACACTTCTCACAGGCTATGTGCTTGATAAAGCGGGAACCGCTGTGGAACTTTGAAGCTAGTACTGCTGTCATGTTTGTTGCCCCCGTGCTCGGATTGCTTCTGCGGCTTTGCTTGCACTAGCGGCTCTATACGGCATAGCTTCGCATACCTTTGCACACGCTTCTCTTTCGGCCTCTGCTACCAGTTTGGCAAAGATTGTGAACTCATGTATTTCCCATTGGCCTATCTCGTAATCCATGTCCAATAAGCCAGCCTGTTTAGCCATCTCAATGATTTCATCTTGTGGTGTCATAGGTCAATAGTCCTCCGACGCTAAGATACGTTCAGCATATCCGCATTGGTCACAGATAAGGTGCATCCCATTGGGAGACTTGTACATCGTATCTACACCGCCACAGCG